CTTTTTCGGAGATATCTAATGTGTCGCCTTCTTTCCAACCCATTTCTTCTAACAACTCAGGTGGCAATTCAATGATTGCATCACCATTATCGCATATTTCAACTACTTTTGAGGTAAATGTTTTCATTTTATTTCTTTGTTAAATCGGCAAGTTCTTTGTAACCGGCATATGTTGGATGCACACCATCACCAGAAATTTTATCTTTTGGTCTTTCAATCACAACATCACCCCATGCTTTAGCAACTTCTTTGATGATTTCAAATTTTTCTGGCTTCTTTGTTTCAGAGGGAAGTATCCAATACACTTTACCTTTAATATTCTCTCTAATTGAATTGGCATACTTAATTGTGTCGATACTTTTCGTATCGTTAGGTCCAATGCTGATGATTGTAGTTCCAACTTGTTTCTGTTCACCCAACATTGTTTTGTGTTTATTGTAAAAGTCCCTACTGTTAATGCCAGACTTAACATATGCAACACATTCTTTTCTTATTTGTGATACACCAACTGCAATTGAATCACCAAGTATCAAACAGTCTAACATTTTTTCACCTCTAAATTACACTTCGTTAAAAAATCAATTCCTTTTTCATCACGATAACTGTTGCGATAAAAAACACTTTTGATGCCAGATTGGTAAATTAATTTTGCACAATCAAGGCATGGTGCATGTGTTACAAACAAAGATGCGCCTTCACTTGAATTGGTGCTCTGTGCAATCTTTGCCAATGCATTTGTTTCTGCATGAAGGACTTCTGATTTAGTTTTCAAGTTGTAAGGATTACCACTATCTTCCTCTTGATATTCCCATTCATTGTTATCAATTGACCATTCGTTTGCATAAACTTTATATTCACAGTCGTTTGTCCAACCAGAAGGCATTCCATTATAACCAATACCAATGATTGTGTTATCTTTTACAACAACACATCCTACTTGTAATCTTTTTGCAGATGAAAGTTTAGAATAAACCTCGGCTGCTGCCATATGGGCATCAACAAATTTCTGCTTCATGCTTGAGCAGATTCTTTTTTATTTTTCTTTTCGGATTTAAACGGGACTGAAGAAGCAAGTTGTGCTTCAATCATGGCGTTTTTATAATCAGACCTTTTAATTGGGTCGACAATAGTTGCCAAGAATCGTTTTGTTTGTTTGTTTAGTTTGAAATTTTTATCACGCTTTACCATAATATCTCCATAATTTAAAAAGTGGGGCGAAATGCCCCACTCGGTTACGCAGCTGACTTCTCTTGTAGAAGTTGTGGTTTAAATTCTTTCAAATTTTCACCAATAGCAATCTTGCGTGGTTTCTTGTGTTCAGGAATAATATTCTCCAAACCAATTCTGAGAATACCATCTTTGAACTCAGCACCCTTTACTTCGATTGTATCTGCAATAGTGAGTGTTTTGGTGAAAGACCTTGTACCAATACCTTTGTGTAGATATTGCACATTGCTTTCTTTTTCATCTTTCTCACCTTTCACAGTTAATGTACCTTCTTCAACTGAGATTTCAATTTCATCTTTAGAAAAACCTGCAACGGCCAATTCTACGATGTAACGAGATTCATCCAGTTTAAGAATGTTATGTGGTGGGAAATTAGAAACTGATTTTTGGACATCCATGCTCATTAGTCTTTCAACATCATCGAAAAACTTATCAAAACCCAAAGTTGATTGGGTTAATGGTCCAAATGAAATACGACCTAGTGTCATAGTTTTTTCTCCTTTTAAGCGAGTTATCAAAAGCGGCGACCCATTTGGCATCGCCTTCCATATTTATATTCAAATCAATAATCTATTGATTTTTTACCTATATTGTATTTTGTGATTAGTTGCCAATCATCTTTTTCTTTGAAAGAAATAATCTTTATTTGATGTAAAGGTGCAATATTATCTTTCATCAAAATTGGATTAAGAATCTTTACAAGACCCCATTCTTCTAGGAGTTTTGCAATTGCGTTTCGTCTTTGAACATCATTTTCGGTCAGATTAGATGGTTTTCCATCTAACGCAAATAACTCTTTGAAATGCACGATATAATATCTGCCCTGCTTATGCAGAATGTGGCATGACTGGTACAACACTTTTTCCTTGCGGGAAGATACGCCAATTCTGGTAAGTGTTTCTCTTACCTTTAAAAAATCATCTTGTTCCGTCAAGGTGACTTCTATAAATTTAGACAAGTCTACCATCATTACCTCTTAGTCAATCCACCCGTTTGGGTTTGTTCTTTTAGTTGTTGGATTTGTTCTTTGCTAAGCAAGCGGAGCGCTTCACGGGCTTTTGTATCGGAGAAACCAAAGACAGTCTTTATACATTCCAAATCGTCACTTTTCTCAGATTTTATCCACTTCGCAAACGGTCGTTTCTGTGACCTGACGGTATTTAGTAAAAAGTCATTTTGCAACTTCTTGTCGATAAAATGTCTGCGGTTCATCTCATTTGCATACAAAACGCAGTCTTTATGATAAGATAAGCTACGATTTACCAAAAAAGAAACATAGTCTTTTTCTGTAATTTCATCGACAATTAACTGTTTCTTATTTTGTAGTATTGCATTAACATAATCAAAAGGATTACTCATGTCAACATCCTTATCAGACCAATGGTATCGATGGTAGTGAGTAAAACATAATTAGCAAGGAGGCCAAATGATTTCCGAGTATAAGCAGCCCAAGCATACAAAGCACACCCAATAATCCAAATAGGATAAAGAACAAGTAACGGAGGGTTCGGTACCGTAAGAGCCATCGTAACACTACAGCCAATGCTAATACCCCAAGCAAAAAGTTCAACAATAAAACGCCAACGATTAGACTGCCAATCATCTTTTATCCATTCGAATATTCCGGTAAATACATCATTCATACAAACTCACAATTTACCATCAACTCAGTTAAGCAGGCAACAGTATTAATTTCTTGGTCTGCAACAAACGCAGCCTTGTATTGATAGTCAGCAAGAATCAAAACTGCTTGTGGAATTGATGCGGGTTTCATTGTATCATACATTGCATCATATAATTTACGGAACAATGTATTACTATCTATTTCATTTGATGCAACCCATTTACGAATCGCACCAAAATCTTTTTGTTGAACAAACTTTACGATTTCTGTAATCGATACATCACCAATTTGTGCAAGAATACCAGTATCAATCTTACCAAATTGTGAATATCGTTGAAGTTCATTTAATACACGGCGAAAATCTGGAAAATGTTTCTTAACAAGTTCTGCAATAACCGCATCATCAAAGTCAACTTTTTCACTTTGCAAAATTGTCTGAGTTCTCTTAAAGAACGCAGATGCCATCTTGGCTTTCTCACCATTCTTTAAACCAAATTCAATAACTGCACACCGAGAGTGAAGTGGTTCAATAATACGATTCTTATAGTTACATGTAAAAATGAACGAACAGTTTGGTGCGAATTCTTCAATCGCATTACGAAGCGCAGGTTGAGTTGAGTTTGGATTTAGATAATCTGCTTCATCAATAATGATGACCTTACGACCACCAGATAGTGACATTGAAGAGGCATAGTTTTTGATTTTGGTTCTGAAAGTATCAATACCGCTTTCATCAGAACCATTGATAACCATGAAGTCGCAACCGATTTCGTTGCACATTGCTTTTGCTACTGTTGTCTTTCCTACGCCTGCACCACCACTCAATAAGAGATTAGGAATCTGTTTCTGATTCACATATTCTTGAAATGGTTTCTTTAGGCGTTCAGGTAGAATACAATCTTCGATTGTTTGTGGACGATACTTCTCTGTCCAAAGTAGATGTTCCATAATAACCTTTCACATAAATCATAATTTAAAAGTGGGGCTTTCGCCCCACATCTTACGCAACTCTACGAACTCTGTCGCTTTGTGTGCGATTTTCGTCTTTTGATAACGCTTCAATGTTACCAATTACACGCTTACCACCTTTTGAAACAGGAACGATTTCGTTTATTTCAACTTCATCTGACAATGAAAGTGGTACATCAAGTGCTACAAGTGCCTCATCACGGGACATTGTATCTCTCGAACCCGTCTTAGCAATTATATTCAATTTTTCTAGTTCTGTCAAGCCGTTATTCAAATCTTCAAGGAGATATTGAACACGAGCCCAACTATCAAAGGTATACTTCGAACCGCCATCACCTTTTACACTCTCTTTACGAGCATGCTTTTGGTCTGCATTGTGTTTGGCAAATGACCAGTCGTGTATCTGATACTTAGTCTTACCTGTTGCGTTGTTGTATGGCACTTTTGTACCTTGTGCATTGATACGCTTGAATTCTTCATCCAAGAACCATTGCACAAACAAGGCATCATCAACAACCTTGAAACTACCATCAATCTCTTTCTTTTTACCCCACACATTACCTTTTTGCATGAAGAACGAAAGG